TTGCTTTATCTACATACCTTTTAACTGCTTCTTCTGTTACTAATAAACTATTAGATGCATTTGTGTAAACACCATTTGCATCACCACCTAATGCTCCATCTGTTGAAATACCTGTAACAGTAATAGACGAATCAGCAAATCCTAAATTAGTTACTTCTAATGTAGCAGTTGTTAATAATCCAGATACTGTTGCCGCCCCTGTTACTGCAAATGTTGAACCGTTAAAAGTTAAATTTCCTTCTGCTGTAATAGCCGAAGTACCTGTTCCTGTTAGTACTGAGTTATCAGTTAACGTTGAGGCTCCTGTTCCACCATTTGCTACTGATAAATCTGTTGTAAGTGTAAGACTATTTGCTGTAAAATCTTTTACGGCAAAATCTGCAAGAGCAGTATCTACCACTGTTGTTACTGTTGCCGCTGAAGTTGAAGTTACTGCTTTGAACTTATCTTCACCTTCGTTCCAATAAAGAATTGCGGCATTATTTGTTCCACGTTGAATATAAATTCCTGCATCAATATCACCACCTGATGAACTTCTATTTAATTCTAACAATGGATCTTCTACTGTTACGTTAGTTGTTTCCATTGATACACTTGTACCTTTAACTTGTAAATTACCATGAACGATAACATCTGAAGTTGCACCATCAATTGTCATTGCTACTGTATCTGATCCACCATCGTTAATATTAAATTTCATGTCACCGTTTGATGTTGCATTTTTTAATGTAGTGTTTGAACCAGATTGTGAAATTGTAAAGTCTGAATCAACACCTACTGTAAATCCTGTGTCGTTAAGAACTCCTAGTGTTCCTGATGTAGTATCATTAGCATCACTACGTAAAAATGATAGACTGTCTAAATTATCTAATAAATCGGCATTAGTGGCTGTGCCATGTATTTTATATCCTGTTGCTAAATTAAGACCAAGTCCTATTGTTGCATCTGGAAAACCTGTTGGTGTTGCCGCGGCCGTAAATGCTGTTGTAGAATTAATTGCCCATCGTGTACCTTTATTATACATACCAACAACTTTTTGAGTTGCTGTAAGATTATCTGTAATAGAATCTTGTTGTTCACCTGCTACACCATCTGCTGTTGAATAAATTGGACCAATTAAATCAAATGCTGATCCATCGTACATATACAATTGATCATTTGTAATATCGTTCCAAAGCATACCAGTAGATAATCCTGTACTAGGTGTTGTTGCTGAACTTTCTACACCCACATTTACCCAAGCAACGCCTGTGTAAACTTTTAATCTATCATTTGTTTTATCCCACCAAAGTTCACCTTCTATAGGTGATGATGGTGCTGTAGCAGATGATGAATTTTCTAATAACTTAATTAGATCTTCATTAAATGCTTCACCATAAGATTGATAGTTTCTACCAATCAGCGATAAAGATGATGTAGTATCAAGTACTCCATCGTTTACTGTGGCTAGTATTGTGCCGTCTGTTTTGTTAATTGTATATGCCATATCTTTTTACTATTTATCGCTCCTTATGATTCCACGAAGTTGGTTAAAGACTGTACTCTTACTGTATAATCTATTTGAATTAATCTGTTTAACGATTTTTGCACAGGATGAAAAATCACGTGTGTTAACAATTTACCTAATCCTGCACCAGTATCTGAATATCCATATAATGCTAATTCATCAAATACGTATGAATCTGTAAATGTTGTAGTATTATCAAATGCTGACTGCCCTGCAGGTTCACCATAATCTAATAAACAAGTACAAACAATATCTGAATATACATTTCCTGATGTATGCCTAACTTCTAATTTATTTCTTGTTGTATCTGAATTTGCCGCCGATAAATCATTTATAGATTTATAGTATGTTTCATTATATAATGCGGCATTTGAGCCTGAATTATTAGATGTTAAGTACGTAATAACCCCAGTAGCATCAACAGATGTACCTCCATTACCAAAATGCATTTCTTCAATATAACCTTCGGTTCTATTTGCTATGGATTTTGCTAATGCTTCAGAAAAATTCTCATAATGAATAGCATTACGTTTATCTACAAAAACTTCTTCTGTTTCTGGATCAAATATCTTAATATGACCCTCAATCAAAATGCCTTGACTTTCATCAGGTTTCTTTTGGGTTTCTTGTTGCTCTTTAATATTTTTATCTTGTTGTTCTGTCATATGCTATTATATCATGTATTTATTAAGGTAGTTTAGTTGGGTTATTAAGCAAGAATGTTGCTTCTGGTCCTGTTGCCCCTTGCAATCCTTTTCCGTCACCTGCTGTTGATGTACCTTGGTTTACCCAAACTTTACCTGTTTTTCTTATTATTTCAACTTTTCTTCCACTAATTGGAGCAGTTGTAAATGTAATATATGCTGTTGATCCATCAAAACTAAATCCACTTGTTTGTTTTATACCACCAACAAATACAGTACAATCATTTCCACTTGCTAAAGGTATAAATGTAGTTGAATCAGCATCAAACAATAAAAATTGTGTTGTTAATCCATCTGCTGTATGTGTACAGATGGTAGTAGTATCAGAATATCCTGGAATTGTTTGACTTGCACCCGAATCAATTACATCTGTACCTATTGCATAGGTATTTAAAGCACCTGTTCCTAAAGTACCTCTCATAATTTGTCCTAAACTATTTTCACTTAAATCTCTTATAAAGTATGTAATACGTTCATTATTAATAAAAATAATACCAGGTACATTTAAATTAGGGTCTGGTTCAGGTAAAACTGAAGCATCATTTACAAATATTTCTATATCTGTAATATCAAGTACTTTTGCTAATTTTGTATTACCAGCATCTGCAATTCTCTTATAATGATATCTATTAATCATGTCTTTAAATATTCTATACCCAATTGCTTCTTCTATTTTTGTTGTTGATATTGATGTTACTGTAATAACATCTGCATTTGAATACGATGACCTTGGTATGTATAATTGATCATTTTTTAGACTGTAAGTTACACCTGCTATTAATTTTTCACCATTATATGTTACCCACAAATAATCTGTATTAGTTGGTGTACGTGATAATGTATAATAACCACCTCTGTTAGAATCAACTTGTGCTACCGCTGTATCAAGTCCTAACTTATACACATAAGCAGTATTTCCTGGTGCGGCACCGGATGCTTTAAGTTGAACAGTATTTCCTAACAGAATAGCATTAAACGTTGCTACTGTTCCTGAAGATTTTTGTCCATATTGTACATGACTTACATTTCCACTTTTCGCCGCTACATGGATTGTTGCAAATTCATATTCTCCTCCACTTGTTTTAATTAAAACTTGATAATAAGCACCATCAAAATTAGAAGTAGTTAAATCAAAAGAATCTAATACTACTGCTGATGTACTAACTGAAACAGCACCGACAAATTCTATTCCAGTATCATTTGTTGTTGCAGTTGAAGTTCCTAACTTATTTGCAATACCAAACACACCTACAGAACCAGTTGTGGTATTAATTACTTTTAATGCTAAAGTTGTTCCTGAATGACTTACAGAAAACGTATTTCTTGTTGTCGACCCATCTGCATTAAACAAATTATATTGGGCAATATAAGGTGTTGTTCCATTATACGCGATTGTTAATTGTGTAGATTCAGTATTTGTTCCATCCTTTATGCTTAAAAATATTTCAGCACCGGTATAATCAGTAGTACTTAATTCAAATAATGTAGTTTGATTTGATCCAGTACTTGTATATTGTTTTGTAAACGTTTCTTGATTTGAACTTAAAGGTGATGAAGCAGTTGAGGACGTTGCTAATATTGTCATTCTATGTGCTTTAAGTTTAGTTACATTATCTGGTGCTGTAGCAGTTATAGTAACTACACCTGAACTAACAGTTGCGACGTATGTCATAAATTTTGCAACATTGGTCGCTACCACGGTACCAAATTTTGTTAAACCTACATCAGTGCCATCTGATGTTACTGTTAACATAGTAGTTTCTGTATCATCTGAAGAATTTGTGGCTGATATAAAATATTGAGCAGATGAAATTAAAGAATTATTCCATGTATCAATTACTGTACCTGTAGATGTTACTGGGTTACCAGTTATTAATGTTTGATACGTACCGAGTTGTACATCTACTAAAGACGATGATTTAAATAATTCAGTTCTTATTCCAAGTTGATCATGATTTGTAAATGATGTAACTCTAATCTCATCATTTAATGTTCCTGCCGATGTTAATACAATATTAGAACCTTCAATAATATAATCATGTCCAATTTTTACAACAATTGCAATACCATCACCATCTGCTGGTCTAGTATTAAAGTATACAACACCAGTCCCAGTAACTACCGCGGCATCTGAAGTAACATTTATCGCATCAGCATTCTCATCATTTTGGTCTGCAGTTACACCTATAGTATTTAAAAACCAATCCTCATTAATAGATTGTCTTGCACCATTTAAATAAACTTCAACATCAGAAGTGTTTGGTATTCCGGCTAAATTCATAACTGTTGGTACATTGAATGCGTATGTGGTTCCGTCGCCTGAGTAATATGCAGTATCTGGTGGATTTAATCTATTGCCATTACGTTCTACGATTACTGTATTATGCAATGGTCCAAAATCTGCTGGAGTTTGAGATAATGCATACGTTAACGTTGACCCATCTGCTGTTAATGTTTGAGTATTAACTTGTGAATATGTTTGTTCACCAGCATCAGCATCAAATAATGTAATTTGTATTGTTGATCCACTTGCCGGTGCTGAACTAAACACAATATCGGTTGATGCACTATCTGAACCTTCTTGTACTGTAACAGCCTGAGTTGCACCATTTACTGTTGCAAATGCTGTTTTAGTAAGATTAACAGTTGAATCTGCTAACGAGTATGGTACTGGCAAATTAAATGTTGTTGACGTACCATCTCCTGTAAATGATCTTTTAATTGTAATTTTAGAACCTGATATACTAAAACTTTGTATTGTAATAAGTTGCCCTAATAATGGTGCTACAAGAAAACTAATTGTGTTATTTGCTCCAACAGTATAGTCAACTGTTGAATCATTTGCATCTAATCTACGTCTTAAATTACCATCAACCCAAACAAATACAGCATCTTCATCTGCTGGTGTTTGCCCAATTGCAAATAATGTAGTTGTACCGTCACCTGTATGACTATTTGTTCTCATAATTGGAGAACCCATTGATGGATTTGTATAAACTTTCATATCAAGTGTATCAAAAGATGTTCCAGGAACCACTTCTTCTGGTGCGTATGCTGAAAACTCATCTACAAATTGATTTCCTTCTACTTGTACGTTTGCTGGATTTGTACCTGCTAAACTATTTGTAAAGCCTACACCATCTACATATTTGTCTAAACCTAATTCATATGATGGTGTTGGCACACCTTCGTCATCGATTATTAAACCATCAAATGGTATATCACCATATGAATGCATATCGTATGCTCCTTCTTGATCAAACGTTGGTCCAAGAACTTGTGTACCTGGATATTCTAATCCAGTCATTAACTGACCATACATTACTGTACTTGAATCTTGTACACCAGGCATACCTGCTGTAGTTGAATAATGTGCTTTAATATAATCAACTGCTGACCATTCTTGCAAGTATGCTGTTATATTTGTTGTTGTTGAACTATCTGCTAACGTTACAGCATCTGTAAACAATGTACCTGATTTATGTGTTGCTGTAATATAATAAATTTCGTTATTATAACGAATATTCTGACCGGCAGTAAAGTCTGTTGATGCTGTCCATTCTGTAATTGTATCTGTAGAAATAACTGTACTACCTGTTAATCTATTAAATTGTAAAGTAGTTGTCATATTTCTTACTTTAGCATTGTCTATTTGAGCATAAACCTTAGCGGCAATACCTGCTGAATCTTCTCTACCACCACCTGTAAGTGTTACTGTTGGTGTTGTAATATATCCTGATCCACTATTAGTTACAGTTACTTTTGATAATTTTCCATCTGATACGTATGCAGTAGCAGTAGCACCCGATCCACCACCACCTGAAATTGTTACAATTGGGGGTTCAGTATACTCTGACCCACTTTTTGATATTATAATTGAAGATACAATATAAGTGTAATTGTCATTATATAATTTTCCTGGTTGTGAAGCATAATGCGTATCAAAAGCCGAATCATCAACATTAGGTGTTTTAAAACTCGTAGTTGGTTTATCCCAATATGCTTCATTGTCAAAATCAGTTATGTCTGATCCAAACGTATCTGTCTTTGCGTAATTTACATTATATTGTCTTACTTTTGTATGGAAAGGTTTAACCTCGTCAACATAAGATAGTAATGCATCTGATGGATCTGGTTTGTATGTTGAAGTTGTACTTAATGATTTAAAATCATTTTCTACAGTTAAGAATGACGTTTTAATAATCCAATCAACATATAATTGTTCTGCAAGAATTTGTTGCATAGCAAAAAACCATAATTTATTCCATTCAAGTTTTAAATCATCAATATAAACGTTATCAATTACAGTACTTAAAATACTACGTAATTCTTTAATAGGTTGTTGATCCCAGTTATATTGATCATATGTATCACTATCATAACCTAAAGCATTATCCTCGTATGAATATGCTAATTTTTTAACTTCAATAGTAGCATCACCTAAACCAATTTCTTTATATGTGGCTGTATCAGTTTTTAATAATAACCTAAACTTACCATCAAATGATGTTGTTATCTTTACAGTTTCATCAACTTCTACATTGCTATCATTAAGCAATAACTTATCTTCAGTAGCAATGGTATGATTTATTAATGTATCTTTGTCATACCCAGTTAAGTACCAATCTTTGTATTGCCAATATTGTGTAGTATCATAAGTTTGAATCCTAGTTCTCTCCCAAGTACTGTCACTTTTATATGTGTATATTGCCCAATATCCATTTGACATAGAATCTGTTGTAATTAAAACTTTAGTGCCTGTTATAAGTGATGGAGTATTCTGAGTATTAATGTAACCTAATTCAGTATAAGAATCAACTTTTATATTCCAATTTCCTGAAGCCGCTGTTGGCTCTTTCTCCTCATCATTTAAAGTTGTTAAATTTCTTGTTGAGACAATTCTATGTTTGGCTAATACTTCATTAATATTTTCAATTACAGCAGTTAATACTGTAGTTCTATTCTTCACCATTGATTGTCTATCATCAATACCATACCTTTGAGTAACAGGTAAGTCTGCATCAGGAACATTATTATCAAATGCATCAGACCCAATTAAAGAATCAATTAATTTTGTTTTAAGTTGTGCATTAATTTTACTATCAGGATCACCCTCTTTAATTAAAATCCATTCGTCATGTTTTGGCAATGGATCTAATTCAGTATTCCATTCTGTATGATGCACAACATCAGTATTACTTAAAAATGGTTCGAGATTAGTATATGAAACAGCATCATCTTTAATATAAGACATATAAGCATAACCTTGATCTTTAGGATTTCCTATTAAATTTTCTACTGTAACAGCACTTAATCTTCGTATATTATTATCTGGAATTGTTGTAGTCCCTCGTACCCAGTAATAGTATTTTGTTTTATAAGATAGAGTTTCTATATCCCAGTATTCTTCACTACTAAAATATAAAGTTGATCTAGGTCGTCCAGTGATGCCAAGTGCATCACCTTCGGGAGTATTAGTTAAATTCCTCCATTCATCAGGTGTATAATCTGATTCTACCCATTCATATACATCAACTGTTGATCCTGGAAATAACTTACCCCAATTAGTATTTCTGTACTCTGCTGTTCCTTGCTCATACCATTGATAAACTAATTTAGAAGTATCCAACCAAAGTTCACCAACATGGTATCTCCTCCATGGATTAACAGTATCAAGATTAATTTTATTAACCTGTTTTATAAGAGCAACACTTAATTCATTATACAAAGCAGGATCATGATCACTTATAAATTTTAATTCAGCATCTGCTGGACCAGGAAGTTTTCCTTTAATTGGGTCAATCCAATCAAAGAATCCTAATGTTCTATTAGTATTTGTATCATACAAGTAATTTTGTTTAATACTATACGGATTAATTAAGTCATCTTGTGAAGAAATTTCTTCCCAACCTACTGTGGTTGACGAACCTTTATCAAAGTCTATTACTAACCCACTATCTAATGCTTTAGTATCATCTTTTGTTGCGCCTACAAATACTGATCTATTTGTTATAGCAACACCTGTTCCAAACTTATCACCTACATCAATAGTGTTAGATGATAATAATTGATCCATTACATAATAAGATCCGTACATACTATAAACTCTTACATTACCGGCTTCGCTTTGTGGGTCAACAAATCTTGTTGTTCCCATATCAAAAGTAGTTTCATCAAGTACTGTAGATCCATCATCTAGATATTTGTCAAATGTTATTATTTTGTTTAATACTGCATTTTTACTTGATATTGCTAAAGTATTCAAAGTTGGATGTAAAACAACTTTTTCACCAAACCTATTAAATTCGTCTACAGCATTAGATATAATACCTTGTTGTTCAGTCCACCTATATACAGTATAAATTATATTTGGTGATGGTGCACTTGCAAATGTTATTTTTGCAGTTGATCCATCTACATTCCATACATCAACAGTACTTTCATCGGACCAAGCTTCTGTACTATCTGTTCCTGCTTTATATAAACCTATTTCTTCTTCATCTGTTGGAGTGAATGTTAATGCATACTCTGTTGACGACCCATCTGCTGTAAATGTTTCTGTGTTTAATTTAAAATAAAATACTTTTCCTTGATCTGTAATACCGGCTAACGTTGAATCTGACGTTCCTTGATTATACCCTGGAGCGCCAACAATAACTGACGACGCATCTTCACTCATTGCAACACTATAACCAAATTCTAAATCAATTTGTTTTGTATTAGGAACAAGTTTACCAATTTGATCGAATGTTCCAGTAGTAGAATTTGAAAAAACAAAAACTGCTCCGTTTGTATTAGTTGAATCTAAACCTGTTGTTGCATGAAATGGAGCACCAATGGCAATAATACTACCAGTTTTATTAGTGGCTACCGAATACCCAACCTTGTCACCATTCAATGCATCTGCTGGTGTTATTGATGCATTATACTCATATAAATTTGTTGTAGTGTTTAATTTATAAACTTCTACTCTACCTCTATTAGAAGAAGCACCTGGTACACCAAAAATTGCCCAATTACTGTCTCCTGATATTGCAACTGATGTACCAAAATTTTCATTCGATGCTGGAGGATTTCCTGTTACAGTTTGAATTGACCCCCAGTTACCTGAAGAATCTTTGTTTAATATTTCAGCATATCCTTCGCCTGCTAATATTGTTTCAGCACCTGCAACATAACCTGTTGTTGTTGTACTGCCATCTGAACTTGTAGACGTTAGCATATAACCGGCTCCGATAATTGTATCTGTTTCAATTGCCATTACAAATGTTGATGAATTCCAAGATTTAATTCTTCCTGAACCAATCACTGTTGATCCATCACTATGCGTAATAACAATTGTATTACCTACTACATACGTTGGTGCTGTAGAAAAATCTCCACTTTCTAATGTAACCACTTTAACAAATCCACTGGCAAATGGTGCAGATACTAACATTTTATCTTCTGTTGATGAAGCCAATGCCATTGCGTGTCCCCATCTATCGAATTGTGTTTTTTTACAAGCCGATGACGCCTCATTACCATCTCCATCTTCTTCGATAGTTAATGCTGTATTACTCTCAATTGAAACTACTGTATAACGTTTATTGGTTGGTGTTCTAAACCTATCTCCAACTGCTAATTCAGATACAAATAATGTACCAGCACCAGTAACTGATGTACTACCATTTGTTACTGTAAGTGTGCCAGTTAAACTTGCGGCTGAATCACTTGTATGTGATGGAAATATCCCAAATATGTTATCAAAATTACTACTATAAACTGACCTAGTATGAAGATATAATTTTCCACCCTGATCACCTGGAGCACTAATCCAAATATTATACCCTAATTTATCACCTGCTATTGCGTGTCCAAATTCACTAAATTGAGCAACATTATAATCGTACGTTAATGTATTTTGAATATATGGTAATGTATTTTCATAATTTACCCAACGACCTGCACTATTAGTTTCATAATCATTTGTAACTGTTACTATATCATCTTTAAGCCAACCACGTGGTGGAGCAAATGTATTAATTGATGATGTATCCGCAAATTTCATTGACACTAATTTTAATAATTTTCCATCTTTTGTCATCGATGATCCATCATCTTCAGGCTTGTCTAAATACTTGATTGAAAATTGTGTATTTTCAGAAACAGTCGAATCCATTGTTTGTCTTTCAGGAATTTGATATATTCCATCTAAACTTGCGTGTACATCTGATAAAATAACTAAATCATAATCTGCCAGTCCGTGTGGTTTATTAGTTGTAATAAGAACTTGATCGTTTCCTAATACTGTAGATCCATCACTTTCAAATTTATCATATCGAGTAATTCTTATACCTGTTTCTTGTACTCTATATAAATCCCAAACTTTATATCTATTTTTTGCTATCCAAATATAATCTCCAACTGTAAAAAAACCAACATTTGGTGTTGTAATTAAATCATTAATATCTAAAGCAGTAAAATCAATTTTATCAAAAGGTACTGGGCCTGCATTTCTAAATTTAAACACACTATCAGCACTATGTCTTCCATTATTAGCAGTACTATCATATTCTATAAAAGGTGCACCATTATAATCAGTTGGTAAAATTGTTAAATCATTTTTATTAATTTGCATAGCAGGGTCACTAGCATCTTTAGAAGTAGTACCTATTAAGAATTTTGCAAGTTGTGGATTTTCATGGAACGAATCTGATTCCAATTTATATTCAATGTCTTCTTGTGTACGTTTGCCACCATAGTTACCTGTTCTAAATGCCCATTCTTCATAAACATTATAGGTATTTGTTTCTCCTGCCCTAAATTGAGCATTCAACATTTTTGTAATACTATTAATTGTACCTTTTTCTCTTATAAATCCTTGATAGAATTTATATTGTGACGATTCAGCAATACCTAAGTCTTCAAGATATTGTCTAGGTTGATATCCAATTAAGTGTCTTGCGAAATTTTGTTGCCCTTCATCAAAGTTATCTGTATCTAAATTATAAAAATCTTCAAACTGTGCAGTTTTATAATCAAAGTTTGGTAACAATGCTGGTGCAGGTGCTGAATCTTTTAAAGTCCAGTGGTTGTTTATAAATTTTTCTGTACCAGAATGTCGTTGATTAGCAACATAATATTTGGTTTGATACTTAACAACATCACCTAAATTATAATCATTATATGCTGTCCAGTCTCCAATCTTTGCTTCATCATAAACAAATCCTGGTGCAAACAAATCACCATTCCAATCTGATGTCTTAAAACCTGTAAGTTTTAATCTCTCTTGCCTAAATCCTAAAGATGGATCATAGATAACATCTGCAAAAACTGTTGAATTTTCAAATAAAACTATATGTTCTTTTTGTACTACATTAAGTTTAGCAAAATATATTCCATCTGAATCTGGTCTTGTTGATAACGTGAGTGTATTATTATTTCTACCAACATTAATATCATTAATAGAAATACCTATACCTTCTTGTTGCATAACTAGATATCCTTCATATGGATTAAGCAAAGTATCAATAACCCCAGAAGTGTTTTCATATACTAAAGATTGTGATGACGGTGATAATGCTATTACTGTACCTACTGCCCAATTTTGTGTAGACCAAAACATAAATTCTTTAATGCTTAAACTCCAGTCTGTATTAGTATCCATTTCTGAAGAAAATGCATCAAATTTAAATCCTTGTGTCACTAACCATTTTTCATAACCTTGAATAAAATTAGCCACTTCTTGTACTGTTTTATATTCAGTACCATATGGAACTGTAGTAACAGTATTATGAAAAGTAGTGTATTTGGCTACTGTTACACCACCTGTAAGAGGTAATGTTGAACCTATTTCAGTTATACTTGTTTCATCAAATGATGATCCTGCTGTAAATGATGTATTAACTCTGTAATATACACCATCATTCTTAATAACAGATCCTGCTCCATAAAATCCGCCAATTTGCCAATTTGAAAATTCATCACTTGTTTGTCCAATTGACAAATTGCCACTTACTTGAGTTTGAATTGGTGCATAAATTTTAAATGAACGTATTAATGGATCATATCCAATAACTTTATACCCAGTTGCTGTTACTTGTACTATTACTCCAGAATAATTTGCAGATACAATAGGTGACGATGTATTCAAAAATAATTGATAATCTTCTTGTGGAATAAACACACTATTACTTTTCGAACCAGGTGATACCGCATCAGCAATTGCCTTTAAATTTGTTTTATCTGACAACCCACCTAATTTATATGAAAGATTTAATCTTAATTTTTTTATCGGTGTTATAAAATTTGTTAAAGAAGAAAAATTCTTTCCTTTAAGATATTCTACAATCCAAACGTGCAAACCTGCACCCATATATGTTTGAGTTTCATTATTGTCATCTGTATATGTGTCACCATAAAATACAAAATTTTTTGGTTGAACTGCTGTTCCTGTTGTTGTATAAACATATTGTTCTACTGAATTTTTAAATATTCTTGCTGTGTCCCAACATACACCAAAATATCTTGCTGGTGAAGTTAGTGCATTAATAATTTGTACAGCAAATGGATAATCAGACGATCTAATCCAAGATGTTTCTGCTGGTCCTCCATCACCTGCTTCAAATGAGTCATTCATTTCACTTTGATTTGCAATAATTCTATCTACAAGAAAATCATTTGGTGCTCTTAAATCACCATTACTATCAACTGGAATGAATGCTGACAATCCATTACGAGCATATCGACTATGAGTTCCAATTCGTGAACCTGAATAGATAAACCCATTTTCTAAATCTTGCCATAAAATAAGATTGCCTGATGTATAAGGTGCCGCCCCATAACGTGTTTCCCACCAAGATGGTTTTGCTGAGAATCCTAACATTTCCCATGGATGAGTATGTGGACGATCTGTATCATACATAGTTCTGTATATTCCACGCCAATAACCTTTTAATATTGTTCCATCAAATCTATTTTTTACTTTTGAATAATTCCAAGTAAATGAATCTTCTGAATCAAAATAACTATGTGTTGTATAATCAATTTGATAATCACCAGTCCAATCTAAAAATAATCTATTTTTTATAGTGTCCCATTCACTTTGTGTCCAAGGTGACTTTCTAAAATTACCTGGAGAAGCATGAAGATCATGTAAATTTGTTTCATCAAATGTAACTTTAATGTTATTATAAATTCTTTTCTCAAAATCTAAAATTAAGTCATCTCTAATATCACCATATGCTTTTATTAATGAGCCATCATGCCCTTGAATTACTGTTACTGCTGTTGAGTCATTAAATTGACTTCTGTACGTATCATCTACATATTTTTTTGGTTCATATGATGGATATAATCCTAACTTTGTTGGCGTTGGTGGAACATGACTTCCAATTGTTGAATCATATTCTCGAATTTCAATTTTATCTCCTATAACAAATGTATATGTAGATGTAAAAGTTAATGTTGCACTTGTGGTGTCAAAATTATAATCAGTTCCAGATAAAACTTGAACATCATTAACCCAAACATGAACTGCTTTTTCACTTAATTTAGTTTTGTCAAATACAGCACTTAATCCATAAGTTTTATTATTATTATCTGTAACTGTATAAGACAATTTAGTATAATTCTCGCCCCAACCAATCATATCTGAATGGTAAAATGCAAATTCCTCTGACTTATTTGCAGAAATAGTTTTAAGTATAGCATCAACTTGATCTCGTATTTCCCCATCTTTGGTATTAGTAGTAATTTCTTTTATAAAAGAATTTTTAAATTTTGTATATTCTTTAGCAACATATTTTGTTGCAGAATAAAAATTTGCATTTGGATGAGTTAAACTATACGTTGCTAAAGGTATCGACCCTTCATGTTGCATAATTCGTCTACCATATTTTTTATTATCTACAATATCTTTTAAATTACCACTACCCGGCTGTGTACCACTAAACTCAGATAAGTTATCAGTTATAGATAAAACATGATTACTTAATTCACCTAATGTTACTTCAGTTACAGGACTATTCAATCCATTACGTTCTAAATTATCTGGTACTTCATAATATCCATTATCATTTTTAGAATTATAAGGAGCATAAGATTCAAAAACAATTTTATCTCCTATAGTTCTACTTTTAACAAATTTTACAAAAATATCATCACCTTTAGTTTCTAATGTATAATCTGTTGTTAGTGTCTTTTTTACATTGTTTACAAATACTGTTAATTCTAAATCTACTACTGAAGATGCGTTATCGTATGTTTTAACTTTAAATGACTTTAATTCATCACTTACATCAATAACATCAATGATACGTTGTTTTGTTTTACTTTTTTGTTTAGTCCACATATTTCCAAGTGATGTAGTTACTGTGGTATAAACTGTACTATCAACTCCTACTTCAACATCAATTATATTTTTTTTATAATAAGCAGATTCAGTATTAATTTTAACTTTTGATGCTGTTGCTGAATCTAGATAAGTTATACTTTTTGTAGCAATTGTATTATTGAAAGTTATGTCAGCAACGGTACCAAAATTTTCATACTTAATTTTTAATCCATATTCTGTATCAGTAGTTCCAGACGTTGATTGTGCTACTTCAAATAATGTATTACCTGAAAATGATGAAGCAGGATATGTAGTTGAATCATTTAAAGAAACACCAGAATTATTATAAAGATCAAACAAAGGTGTTTGTTGAACTTTTGTCTTTTGTTGACATTCGACCCAACTTGTACCATCAAATCTATATTGTTTACCTTTACCTTTTGTTCCATTTTTAACAATTACTGTATGACCAGTTTGACCTATCGTTTCTAATTTTAAGTCTAAATATAAAACAGTAGTTGAATCATTTAGTGTAACAAAATCAACTTCATAGATATTACTTTTAACAGTAGTATCTGAATCATTTTGAAAAATTACTCTATCACCTTTTTTAAGATCAACACCATCAATATAATATCCTAGTTGACCATTTACAAACGAAAATGCATCAGATGAATTTGTTTCTATCGCAGTAACTGGCGGCAATCCCTTTTCACCATAATTGTATAATTGTATATTACCTTCAAATTGTATAATAGGTCTTTTGGCTCTTTTTGTTTGATCTAAAGATACGGTATGTCCATTGTATGTTGCAGTATTTGTTAAAACACTTTCATGAAACCATCTATTAGATCTAGACCACGCATTAAAATCTTTACTATTTCTGTTTATAGTAAAATAGTCTTTTGATTTTGGCACATCAAAGCCAGCATCCCATGGATTCTCATCAAAATTTTCTGTACCATCGGCATCCCAAACTATTGTAGCAGAAGTCGTACTGTAAGTTTCAGGTACGATCATTCTATCTGTTGACATTAATACAATCTGATCACCAACACCTTCAACATAAAATTCTTTATTTTTATAATTTGCTGGTATTGTTCCAGCAAATTTTATTTTTAATCCATTCTCAAATACAACAGAATTAGGTGTAGTATATTCTTTTTTACCTAAAACTTCTGTGGTTATATCAACAGTAGTAAATCCGTCTTCTAAGTCTTCGATAACAATTGATCCTTGCATTGAAGTATGATTACCACAAGAATAAAACAATATATCAGGTAAAGAACTACTTGCGTCTGACTCAGGTACTGAAAACGTTACTGTACCTTCATCTTGTCCTTGATTAGTAACATAATCAGTTTCGTATTGTAAAGTCGATCCGTCAATTTTAGATGTTTTAATATAAAATGGATGTCCTTTAGCATCAACTTCAAATTTATAAGTATTACCTCTGTATAATGTTAATACAGGATTATCACCATTATATCCTGAAAAATTATACCCACTAGAACCATTACTGGTTACTTTTATTGTGCTTATACTTCCTGGCCTTGTAATATCAACTTGAACAACAGAAGGTCCTTCTGGTAACCAATAATAATGTCTATAATTTATTAAAGGATCGATATCAACTGGGGGTGCCCAAGAATGAGATTGTTGCTCAAATAAACGATGATGATTAGTTTTATTACCACCTAAGAATTCTATTTGATTAATAAGATCAACATATGATGCATAATAATCAATTGTACCATCATCTTTTTTATAATTTACACTTGGTTCTAATTGATAACTTTGCCTATCATCAGTATTTTCTGTAAAATACGTATCAGTAGATTTATAACTTGGTCCTTTTTTCGACCCTACAAACCCACTAATCTTTTCTAATTCACCTTTTTGAGTAAATTGATCTAATGTTGCATTTAAAAACTTTTTATTTCTTTCGGTTTGAAATACTTCAGGAAGTTGTTTAGTGGTTGTTCTAGACACCGTGGCCATTTATTAGTACCCCGAAGATGTTGATGTTGTAGTTGTTGATGTTGTAGTTGTAGTAGACGTTCCTGTCGACCCACCCGATGTTGCTGTAGTTGTTGTTGCTGAAGAAGTAGATGATGTTACTACTGTACCACTTGCTCTTAAATTTCCTTGTGAAATAGATGATATAATTTCTACATCACTCACAGTAGCACCACTAATGAATATTTCATTACTATTTGATTCTATCTGGAATAATGATCCAAATACTGTATCTTCTTTATTTGGAACAATAACAACCGAACTCACTTTTGGAGCCAATGTATTATGAATATATGTTGCTAATTCTGTATAAAAAAACGAATCACCAAAAGTCCAATTTTCTAATGCAAAATATTGATTAATAGCACCTACTACAGAAGTTTTAATATCATTATCAGTAATTGTTAAGTCAGAATTTTTAATAACCTTAAATGTAGCCTGTAATGTATTATCTGCATTAGGACCAAATAACATTTTATATTTTACTGGTCGATATACAATCTCATCTGAAACATTTTTATATTCAGACAAGGTTGGATTATATGATGTTCTTAAACTTGATGTAGTTGGAGCAGTTGGTTCACTTCCTATTTGCCCATTTTGAATCCATTGTCTATATTCTGTATCATATGCAGTAGTTAAAATATGTAAATCAATTAAATTACTTACTGATGGATCTATTCTACGATCATACCTTGCGGCGTGTTCATAATTATAATTTAAACTATCTCTACCAACAACTGCTTTATATGTTGAACTCACATCTACTAAAGCACCTATTGATGAATCATATTGCTTAATGGTACCTTGACTATAGAAATGAAAAACTTGTCCATTAACATAATCTGTAAGTGTAACAGCACTATCTGTTGATGCTCTAACAATATCAGAACTTGCAATAGTATCGTAATAGTCTGATGCTTTTGTTATATCTTTTTTAAAGTACACATATTTTTCAGACACATTTGTTGATGGAGCAACAATTGAATCAAACAAATCTGGATTATCAACTGCACCATCGTCATCTGAATCTCTGAATGAAACATATACTTCTCTAGTATCATTATAACCAGTGCTTAAAACTCTGTTACCAACAATAGCAAAAGAATAATCTTCTGTAAGTTGAACTGTACTATCAGGCATAGTATTAAATTTTAAAACTTTTATTTGGTCGTTTACTATTTTACCTGTTGTTGCATTAAAGATTTTTTGATCATCATCAAAGAAAAATCTATTTTTACTTGCTGATCTAAACACATATCTAAGGGATCTATACTTAATTGTATAAACATTATTTGTTGCTACTAACTGTAATACCCAACTAGCATCTAAATTTGTTTCTGTAGTATCACCTTGATTACTTAAATCAAAAGTTGCATCTTGATTTAAATTTTCTTCAACAATTAATTGCCAAACACCAGTATCTATATTAAATGTTAATCCAAATGTAGTATAATCTTTTATATAAGAAATTGCCGTAGTCTCAATTGAAACCGACAAATCAGAACTATATGCAGGTATAATTTCAGTTAAAATTGAATCAGTAGGTACTTTATCAACTAAGGTAATAGGACCTGTTCCATCTTCTAAATTACCTGTTCCATAATTTGATCCATCTAAAACAACCTTACTAACTTTAGTCCATAGTACTGATGATGATCCGCTATGCCCAACGGCTCCCGCCATTAATGTACCATTGTCCATAAAATGATATCCAGTTGGTGGTTCAAATTTTAACAATGAACCAACTTTTAAATATTTTAAATTTGTTGTAGTGTAATCACCTACCGCTAATGCTCCAGTTTCTAAAACGTAACCTGTATATGCGTTTGTGGCAGATGAACTTAAATTCCAAGTGTATGCTGTTCCTGTACTTTGACGTGTATAACTACCATAATAAAAATCTTTAATAGCATATGATTTTAATAATGGTTCTATTGTATTTTTTATAACATTTTGTATATCACCACTTGATGTAAATGAAAATTGTGTAGACGATGTTGCTTCTTCTTTATAAACAATACCTTCATCTGAAAAAATATTTGTACTAGAATATGCTCCAGTTGGATCTATTAAATCATAATAACGAGAAATACCAGAAGCAGTCCTATTTACTGCTTTAGTTTTTGCAATTCCTTGGAATTGTGTTAAAGGAACTATTTGATAATCTTCCGCAGTAGTCATTCTGTTATTTGTATAATAAGCCTGAGGGGCATTTGCTTTAATATCTGCATTGCTTTCAGTTACTGTTGCATTATCAACTGTATTTTGAAGACTCATTGAAACTGTTAATGTGTTAGTTTGTCCTTTTGAATTCGCATAAACAAATGACGCAGAAACATTATTCATGTCTTTTGGTCTTATTGTATAAGTTTGATTTATACTAGATCTATAATATGCTCGGAAAAGACCTTTTGGATTATCTCCAAACACACCATCAGCAAAAACTAAATCTATTTGGTCATTTGCTCTTGTGTTTACACTGAACAATTTTCTAATAGTTTCACTAACAGAATTATAAATTACATTATTACCTGTAACTGCAGGAACTTTGGTCCAAGCATTATCTAATGTACCAGACTCTGTTAAATCATATAACCAAACATCGGAATTGTTTACATTATTTTTATCTATAGATACAATTGTATTTGGTGACGGATCAGTAACCGTAAACTCACTAAAGCCTAACGATCCTTGTTTAAACATTGTAAAAAATCCTGTATTAGAAGATGCATTACCTTGTCCATCAGCACGATATAAAAATCCAAATCTATTACCAGGTATTGGTGATTCTTCATAAATGTAATTCTGATTCCTAGTTGTTGCACTAACCAATTCAAATTGCATTTGCTGAGAATTAATAGCACGACTAAATTTAAAAATTGGAAGATCTATATTAGTTGTAGCAAATTTATATTGATGAGTTGTAACTCCACCAATTAAATCTCTAATAGCAGGAGACCCAAATTTTTGTGTACCTGATAAAGATGCATTTATTATAGTAATAAATTGTTCAAACCAATTTGAATTTGTAGGATCATTCCAACTAATCAAAGTATTTGATAAGTCTGATCCATTTGAATCTGTCACTGATTCTGTTGTTGAAACACTATTAATTTTAAGCAATCCAGCCGCTGAAATATTTCTTTTTGGCACATAACTTAATAATCGTGCAAGACGTAAAATACTATCTCGTCTTTGAGCAGTATCTATAAAATTTTCTCTTGCATTAAGATCTACTCTGAAACTTAAATTTTGTCCTAAATATGCAATCAAGTCAATAAGTGCAATATATTCACTTGATTCAATGTAATCATTAAAGTCTTCTGGATAGTTTGAACGCAGATATTGAATCATTGTTCTACGTATTGTATCGAAATCATATGATAAAAAATCCGCTTGTTGGAAAGATCTATAAATCTTCTGCCAATCTTGAGATATCAGTAATGAGTTTTGTCTATCTGTTGTTGCCATGTTCTATACGTATTTATTTTAAATATAATATGCGTATATTATTAGTATGTTGGTGCCACTTCACCTGTTGCAGAAACATCTACATTATTAGTTGGAGCCGATGATTCTACTGTTAAACCTGCATCTTGGTCAAACATAAGTGATAAATTTTCACCTATATTATATGGTACATAAGTTATTTCTAAAGCAATAAGAAGTCCATGTTCTTCTTGTTGTATTCTAAGAGTATCTAACCTCCATCGAGGATCTTGTTCAACTATTGAAATCATATCTTCTTCTACTGCTTTTGATACATCAGATGAAAAAGGTTCAAACAATAAATCCCAAATAATTGTACCATAATCAGGATTTTCTAACTTTTCACCCTTTTTAATATACAAACTATTCAACAAATCAGTCCTTGCTAATTCATAATCATACAATGTATTACTATCAAAGTCTCTATTAACAGTAGAAAACCCAATGTAAGTTTTAAGTCTACTTGGTTCTACTACTTTATCACTTGTTGTTGTTTTTACTAATTTTACTTTTGCCATATTATCCTACGTTTACGTCTCCCGAACCTCCTACTCTAGCATGACCACAAGTATCTGTATTACCTGTAGTGTTAATTGCAATTCCACCTGCTTTAACAGTAGAATTCCCACCTTGTGTGTCCCAGGCAAGATTGGCGTGTAATCCTATACCATGTCCTGTACCTTTAGAACCATCAACTGCAACAACCAATGAATTGGCTTTTACAGTACTTTGAGGTATTGTAGTAATAGCACCTCCTCCGGCATTTGCATCTGTCATTCTTTGTATTGCTGGCATACTGTATTTACTCCACTCTTTTACTCAAATCATTTGCTTCTTTTTGTTCTTTACTTGGTTCTAAATATTCTCTATCTGTGCGATCTAAATTTACTGTGTCTCTAGTTTTATTTTCATGCTTTGTCCATGCTTCGTGAATTGGCATACGTTTCATAATACTCTTTAACTTTAATGTATCACCACGTGCTGATGTTGGTGTTTTGCTGGTTGTATTATATGGAAATACATATTGGGTATCAGTATTAACTAAATCATGAGTTAGTAATGGTGGAATTGTGGCTTGTTCTGCCGTAGCAGATGCACCTGCTGTTGTAACCGAAACTGTACCACTATTTAAATTAATATCTCCTCCATCTATATCTGTACCAGCATTTGATACTTGTAATTTTGCTGTACTTTTTAATGACGTGTCAAGCACACTATCAACACTTACTTTACCTGACGTTTTTAAATTAAAGTTACCTACAACATTATCGTCATCAGTAACTGCTTGTAAGTTTATATTTGATGTTAAGCTATCATCAACGTTTGCTGAATTACCTGCAAGTATGTCAACATCTCCTGTTGCGTGTATTCTTACATCTTTTCTTGGTTGTACCACATCATCTACAGTTTTTGCCACTTGCGTTGCTCTAATATCTATGTGTCCACGTACTGATTCCATTTTAAAATCTTGATTTACTTCTATAAATCCATGTCCGCCAACTTTAATTTCTGTTTCTGCCATTGACTCTAATCTAATTGCACCAGTTGATACATCGTCTAACTTCTCATCATGATAAGCATTGGCGTCTTTTTTCCATGTTCCTTCTGCCTTCATGTTAATATTTCTACCTGCTTCAATGTTTACATCTCTATCTGCTTTAAAATTAAAATCTGTTTTAGTGTGTACACTAACAGAATCACCAGCAAATATATCAATCTTACCATCTGCTGTAAATTCCATCCATGCCTTGCCATTTGCTGATCCAATATAAATCAATCCGTCTGTATCATGCATCACAATTTGATGTCCTGTGCGTGTACGCAATCGTATTAACTCGTTATTATGAAATCCTTGAATTCTACCTCCAAGACTTTCTTGTGGAGTACCATCATCCATAACAAATGTATGACCACCTTGCCTAGAATTGGCTCTTCCGGTTACACGTCTTTCTTTATCCATAAGTGAACCATGAATATTACCTTGTTTAGCATCTGAAATTTGCCCAAAAAAGTCTACTGGACCAGGTGTTGATATGCCAAACACTTGAGACGGAGTCTCTCGTCTTGCAGATGATGATGTATTACCTCTAATATTATCACTTGCTAACCCTTGGTCTATTAATATATCAACAAATGGATGCAATGGTTTTTCAGTTGCATCTATAGCCTTAAGATCTGGATTTGATTTGTTATATTCAGTAACAGGAGCATTAGGAACTTTTAACTTAACCAATTGTGCATCATAATCAGGTGATTCACTATCAATTTTCTTTAATGTTGAAGATGGATTGCCAGGAATCATATTATTCATATATTGATCCATTGGATATCCAATAATATACCCTTGTGAAAGATCTCCTTGATCAAACATTACACCAACTTTAGTATCTAAATCTGGTGGTGGCATCCACATACCGTATGATTTTTGTGTTTTACTCCAGTCACTTGTACCTGCTACAGACAAGTCTCCAGGTGTAACACCATAAAAAGGAGATAACATTCTACACCAAACCCATGTATTCGGATTTTGTTCAATACCTCCAAAGTTTTTAACAAATATCTGCACACGACCCATGCGTTGTGGATCATTTGTACGTTTAACTTTGCCAATGTATAATGCATTAGCCTTAGGCCTATTGCTTGGACCTGTAAAATTTACTGGTCCGTGTGGACTATGTGTTTCTCTAGCCATTTTTTATTCCTATTATCATCTATATTCTCTTGTTATGTCAGTAGTGGACCACTCTCCTTTTTGTTTATAAACATCATGTCCGCCAGATCCTTGTGTCTTTGTATATAAACCAGATTCTACCTTCCATTTTTTTACATTTGCATCAATTTCTGTATTTGATAATCCTTGCTCCTTACCTTCTTCCCTAATTCTCGACGTATTTCTGGTTACCATTACCCCTTTACTTACATTAACCATTTCCTTTCCAGTTGATTGATCCATACCTACCAAAGTTTTACCTTCATAATATTCTTTTTTTGTTAAACCACCATACTTGGCATTACCTATTTTCTTTTCTTCACTTTTATACTCTGTCATTTCACCACCTGATTCTTGAGTTTCACTTGTTGTAATTGTTGTTGTATTTCCTTTGTTTTCTTTTTTTGTTGTGTGAGTTTTATTACCAGTTGTTTTAGTCTCAGTTGTAGATCCTGACGTTTGAGTA